GCGGCCAGCTTGGCGGTCTTCTCCGCCGCAGCGGCAGCGCCGACGCTATCCTGGTGCTTCAGGTAGTCCGCCAGGAGCGACGGGGCGGCGTCCTTCGGCAGGTGCAGCTTGGCGGCTTGCTCCCGGAAGAACTGCACCAGGCCCGGATCGACCTCGGCATCGCCGACCTTGACCGACGAGAAGTCGTACTCCTTGGCGTCCTTCGGGGCACCCAGGCGACCGTACACGTCGTTCCAGCCGGCCTCGTCGTCCGCGGTGGCGGGCAGCTTGATGATGCGGTCGGCAGGAGCGCCGATGTACTTCTCGGCCTCGCGGTGGGCCTGGATCGCGGCGAGCGCGGCTTCGTTGGCCGGCTTGTCGTGCCAGCCCTTGGTCTGGATGTGGCCGACCAGCTCGGCGTCAGCGCCGTCGTACCAGGGCTTCGTGCCGGTAGGCGGAGCGGTAGGGTCAACGATAGGGGGAGTACCGGGGGCTTCGGACATTAGTCTAATCCTTATCAGCTAGGTGGGGATTGAAGTTATGTCCGGTGAGCAGCGCGTATAGCTGCTCGTCAGACAGGTTAATGTGGTTGGCTATTCTCAACCACACCTCGCGTCGTCCTTCCAGGATCGACGTAAGAACTGCGTCATTCGGGATAACGCATGTCTCGTTGGCTCGGCAGAACTTCGCCAGGTCTATCAGCACGTTCTGCCCGTTGACAGATTGTTTAAACGTGAGCTGGTAGTCCTTCCTGCGCCGCCGAAGGAAGTTCATCGTGTCCCGCATCGCCCCCATCAGGCTTCATCCCGGTGGGACTGGTCAGCGATGAGGAGCTGTTGCGTCTGGCGGGCGCGCTGCTCAATGAGCGCGTCCTCGAATGTCCGGAGCCTCGGGTTGGGGACGGTGAGACGCCAGGGCGGCACCAGGCGGAACTCCTGGATCACTTCAGACGTTGTGGTCCCGTCTTCAGGATCATTGGTCAGCCCGCCGACGTGGGTCGGGCGAGCGGTCTCGGAATAGCGACGGACGATGCCCGTCTCCGTGTCGAGGGAAACAAATGTCCTCACATCCATTATCCTTGCGGGGGTTGGCCTTGGCCTGGTTGTTGCACAGGCTGCGGCGGAAGTCCAGCCGCGGCCTGCTTGGCGTGCGCGCTCATCAACGCGGCCTGCGCCGGGGCGGCCTGGATTTGCTGCTGCGCCTGCTGCGCCTGCTGGCGGGCCTGCCGCTTGGCCTGGACCGCCTTCGGATCAGCCATCCAGCTCTCCGGCACGGACTGGATATAGGCGATGTCCGGGATCGCGGTGTCGAAGTCGAACGCGTCCATGATGCTCGGGTCTTGTGTGACGTTGACGATGTTCGTCGCCGTCTCGACCACGCGCATGAAGCCGGCGGCCTCTTGAGCACGCGCCGCGCGCGCCATGGGGCTCGTGTAGTTGACGTGGTACTCGCCGCGCGCCTCACGCAGGATGTTCGGCATCGGCGGCAGGAGGTTCATTTCCGCCGCGAGGTTCAGCTCGCGTTCGATCATCGGGCCGAGGTACTCATCTCCCTGCCGGCCGACGACGGGCGCGATGAGGATGCCCTTCTCGTTCACGCGCTCGATGACTTCGGTCGCGGACATCTGCGGGCTCTCGGCCAGGATTTGGAAGAGCGACACCAGGAACATATCGTTGATGAGGGACTTCTCCTCATCCATCATTTCCTTCGTGACCTGGATCGACCCGGTAGGCAGGACGCCGACCAGCGGCTTGCCGTCGATGGACATGCCGCCCTTGTTCATCGCCCCGGGCTTCAGGCTCACGTCGATCAGGCCGTCGTCGGCAGTCAGGAGCACGGGGTCGCCTGCGCGGTGGCCCTGCTTCAGGAAGGTACGCTTCTCGGCGTTCAGGGTCTTGAGCGAGGGGAGGACCATCATAGCGGGCGAGCGACCATACGTCTCCTGCGGAGCCTGGTCGTAGCGCGACGCGGCGAGCGGGAAGGTGTGATAGCCGCCGCGGTCCATGACGCACTGGCCCTGGATGCAGACGTAGTAGCTGGAGAAGGCCATGCCCGCCGGACCTAGCGCCCGGTGGCGGTAATCCTTGTTGGCCTGGACGACGTGCAGGAAGTCGAAGAGCCCCTGGCTTTGGTTCTCCAGGGACGGCAATAGGTTCTCCGGGAGCCGGTCTCGACCCCACTTCTTGGCGGCTTGGAGCGCCGTCAGCCGGAACCAACGGACGAAGCCGTCCACCATGCCCTGGTGGTTCTCCAGGAGGAACAGCTCGCCCAGCGGGATCGCCTTGTAGCGGAAGCCCTGGAGCAGGTTGCCGGCCTGGTCCACGGCCTGGTCGATGAACATGCCGCCAGTGCCGAACGCGCCGAGGCTCTGATACTGCTGTTGGTTCTGCGAGGAGAAGTTCGCAGTCGGGGCATAGCGCAGTTTAAACAGCGTCTTGGTCGCTTGCTCGTACCAGAGGCGGGCCTGCCGGTCCTTCATGATGTCGTCGTTGTCGGACTTGAGCCCGTGCCAGACCATGTTCCGCGGCGTGAGCAGGCTGTCCAGGATCGCGGCGAAGCGGTGCAGGGCGACCATGCCCGTGCTGTCAACTTGCTGCTCGGACTTCTTCTGGCCCGGCCAGTTGAAGTTCCCGTAGAAGAAGGTGTTCCGCGAGGTCGGCAGGATCAGCGCCGCAACCTCTTCCCACTGACCGGCGAAGACGTTCCGCCAGGTCTGGAGCTGGGAGAAGAGCTGCATGGTCTCCGCGACGAGAGCTTGGTCCGCGTCGGGCATGGAGGTGGATTTAGTATCAGCCATTTGGGTTCCCCGGGGTTCCGAAGAGCGTGCTGAACGCGCCCAGCATGGAGCCGTACTGCGCGGGCTTCTCTTGTGTGCCGGCGAGGAGCTTCTTCTTGCGCTCCTCCTCTTGCTGGCTGAGTTGGTCCTGAAGGTTGTTGCCGAGACCCGCGAGCCCAAGAGACATGGACGCGTTGACCGCAACTCCCTTCGGGCTCTGCGGCTGGGCGGACGCCAGGGCTGTCATGGCCGTCAGGGGCATTAGGACTTCTGGCCCCGGTCCGCCCGGATGCACACGGCCTCGACGCTCTGAACCTTCGGGCTCGCGTTGGCGCGGAGCACCGCAGCGTCCCGCGCCGCCAGGCAGGCGGTCGGCGTGTCGAAGGTGGCGCTGATCGCCTCGGGCGGGTGCTCGGTCGAGCTGTAGAAGAAGACCGCGACTACCAGGATGAAGAGCATCGTTTAAACTCCCAAAGCGGCTCCCGCCATGCCGTGGTACCACCACGGCTCGGGGCTGCAACCCTGGACCCCTGGCTGGACGCGTGCAGGCGTGTGACCAAGAGAGGCGGGGGCCGCCTCGTACAAGATGCTCTAGGAGCCCCGGGAAGTCAACTCCGCTCAGAAGAGGTCGAAGTCCACGTCCGCCGCGGTGCTGTCCTCCCGGCGGCGCTTGACCGTCTGGTTCCCAAGCGGGACCGCCCGGAAGAAGCGTTTCATCATCAGGCCCTTCTGCGTGGCGCTGATGAGGTCGTCGTTGACCTTGACGATCTGGCCGTCCTTGCGGTGGTACATCTCGTACTCGTGACACCAGTCCGCCAGGTGCGCCGCGACCTTGAAGCGGCCGGTCGTGATCCGCTCCTGCATTTCCATGACCGCGGCCTCCGTGCTCAACCCGCCCTCCGGCCACGTTGCGTGGTTCGGGTGCATGAGCAGCTTGTGCTTGCGGTAGCTCGTCGCCAGGGTCTCGCCCGTGCCGTCCTTGGATCGCTGGGTGCCGTCCTGCGGCCAGAACACGGGGACTGCCGCGCCGGCTTGGAGCATCGGCTGGGCGTGCTGGAGCGGCAGCGCGTTCGCCATACGGATTTGCCCGTGGACGTGGATCACGTCGTTGTCCACATCCCATAGCATCAGGGCCGCGGCGAACGGGTGGTCGATGCCGAAGTCTATGCCCCAGCCCTTCTTCCAGTAGGCCGGTATGTGGAGGATGGGCTGCTCGGTGATCGCCTCCAGCGGGTAGGGGAAGATGCGCCCGGAGCCCATCATCGGGATACCGCGGGCTCGGGCGTCGCGCTCGTGCGCGGGCCACGCGGCGATGATCGCGGCGCGCTTCTCCTTGGGGATGTGCTGCGCGTCCTCAATGGTCATGACGACCATCGCCCGGCTGTCCGCCGGCTCGTCCATGTACTTCGTGACGACGTTCGACCGGCCCTGGAGCGGGGTGAACGTGACCATGACCATGCCGTCCGTAGCCGTGGTGCGGGTCAGGATTTCGCTGTAGACATCCTCCGGCGGCTCCTCGTCGCACCAGTCGAAGTCGATGGGCTCGCCCTGGTGCTTCTTCTGCCCCTGCTCGTAGGACTTGAAGGTCAGCGTGGACACGCCGTCCGGGGTGCCGTCCGACCGATGGTGCTTCACCTGAATGGTGTCGTAGGCGTCGGTCACGCCGCGGGCGAGCGACTTGTCTACGAAGTCCTCCTTCGGGATGAAGCCTGTACCCAGGTCGTCATCGACACCCGGCGACCCGCATAGCTTCTTCTGCTGCACGTCGCGGACCAGCAGGGAGGTCTCGCCGTCCGCCCACGCGCGCACGGGGCGGTTCCAGCGCCGGCCGGGCCACCAGTCCGGGTAGCGCCCGGTCAGGTGAGCCGTGGTCTCATAGGCCCCCGTCTCGCTCTTGCCGTTCTGGTTGCCTGCCATGAGCAGGCGTTCCTTCTTCGACGCGCCCAATTCCATGAACCGGAGCTGCTTCGGATAGGGCTTCCAGAACTCGAACTTCTTGAAACGCTTGCGCCGGTCCGCGGCCTCAAGCGTCTGAAGTAGCTCTAGCAGGGCGACGTTTTGGCCCACGTTTAAACGCTAGTTGATCTTCGCCGCAACCTCGGCGTGGAGGTCGTGAACGAATTTCAGCGCGCTCTCGTAGGCGGCCCGGCTCTCAGTCTTGATCCGCTCGGCGGCCGGCTGGAAGTGCAGCTCGATCCAGTGTTCCACGTCGGTCTGCCAGGTGTGCAGCTTGTTCTCCGCGTCGTTGACTGCGGCGTGCAGCTTCGGCGCGTAGGCGGCGATCTCGGCATCGACGTTGCTCTTGATGGCGTCGGCCAGGGCGCGGGCCTTCGTGAAGATGGCGGTCATGGTCAGTCCTCGTATGCGTGGCCGGTGATGAGCCGGTAAAGGTCACGGGCCTGGAAGTAGGCCCCTAGCGTCTTGACCCTAGCGCCCGACGCGCCCAGTGTCAACGCCGTGTGGTCGAGACGCATCGCCGCGACCTCGACCCGCTGCGCTTCCGCCTCCTGGCCATTGGCCTTCAGACCCGGGACCAGCTCCCGCAGCGTGTGGCCCAGCTTCGTCTCGCGCACCTTGGTCATAGCAAGTCCTCCAGTCCAGCCGAACTCATAGCAGGTTCGGCCTCGGATACAACCTCGAACTCCGCGTCGATGGCGACACCGCGGGAGCCCAGGAGCTTGATCGGGTCCATGCCCTGCTCTTCCGCGAGCTGCGCGATGCGGCGGATCATCGCCTTGTCGTCCAAGTCGCCGATGCTGTGCTTGTGGTTCACCTCGATCTGCTGGGCCGCCCCAAGCCCTGTCCGGGCAAGCACCATGTCCGCGGCCTTGATCCGCACCTTCTCGTCCGGGCTGTCCAGCAGCCGGACCAGCTCCTCCGTCGCGCGGTGGGCGACCAGACGGAAGCGGTCTTTGGCCAGCTCTTGAATGGCATCCAGGATGCGGGGGTCGTGGCGGAGCCGATGTCCGGAGGTCTTGCAGGCCTGCATCCGCTGCTCTTCGGTGGCGCTATCCTTCCCGTAACCGGCCGCACGGGCTGCGGCGGTGGCGTTCTCTTGAGGTCCGGTCTCAAGGAAGGCGACGACCCACGCCCGCTGTTGTGGCGAAAGTTTTGCCATGGCTGGACCGAAGTCGCTGGCGTCATGGATCGGGCGGACGGCTGGAAGGTTCTGGACCATGTAATGACTATACACCAGTATATGGGGGTGTCAACCGAAATTTTTCCGAAATTTTTCAATGGCTTATCGATGTCTACCGTGGTGTACGGTCGTAAAATTTTCATGGCGCGTGAGATTTGATCGGGTAGCATTATATGCGCGCGCGCGAAACCGAGACCTACCCCGGCCCCCACCCGGTCTTTTACAATTGTAAACTGATGGTGCAATTTACATCTGTAGTCCACGGCCGATTACACGTGTGATCTGTGGCGCAATTTACTTGTGTAAGCTGTTGCGTGCTTGCTTGGGCCAATGCGAGGAGGGATAGCAGGCGTGTGACCAGGGACGATTTACACGTGTAATCTCGAAGGCGCTATTATACCCGATGCGCTATGATAACGGATTGTTAAGGATTGGCCCCCATGCTATGGGCTCGACCACACGACCAACGCGAGGCTTAAACGATGCTTAACACCGAACACATAGGCGACAGCATCCATTGCACCACAGACGCGGGCGAGCTTGTCGCAACGATCCGCTACACGACCCAAGGGCTGTGGCTTGTGGTGGCGACAGAGGCTTACATGCACGGAACCTCGACCATGTGGTGGCGGTCGCTGAAAGCGGCGGAATACCACGTGCTTGCGGTCTACGAAGACGCGACAGCCGCCAAAGGGGCCTAGGCCACAACCGGAGGCATGGTTCGCCGTGCCTCCCATTGTGATCTAGGCTGTTACAGGAGGATATGACCGATGTACTACGTCACCACAAAGCGAGAGGCGAACCGCATCTGCCGAGAGGTGGAAGCCCAAGGATACGACAGCATCGTCACTCGGGAATGGCGGTATGTCACAACCGCTCGCGGGGTTAGGCGCACATTGGTCTATCGCATCGTGTGCAGATACGACGGGCGATAGCCTCGCAACATCGCGCTAGACGCGCCCAAGGCCCGGAGCTGGAAACAGCGGCCGGGCTGAAGGCGTGCAAAACAGGAGCTTAGACCATGCGCCACGATCCCACCCATCGGGCAATCGCCCTGGACAACGTGCAAGCCCATGCCACGCGAGCCCTAGCGGCTCTCAAGCGTGGCGACCGAGAAGTGCAGCTAATCGAAGAGGCGCTTGCGGCCAGATGGGAACATCGCGCCGACAACCTGCAACGCAACGGCTTCTGAAGGAGTTTAAACGATGGCCCATTGGTATCACATGGAAACGACGTTGCGCGACGGAACCACGTGGCGCAGCACATCGCCTATTACCTCCCTAGCTCACGCTGCGGAGTGGATAGTTGCGGCCGAGAATGACCGCACATCAGACGTGGTTCGCATAGAGCTGAAACGCTATGACGATGAGCCCGCGCCCCGCGATTGGCTCGGGATCATCCTCTAAGGGGAGTTTAAACGATGCGTAGTGAAGCGGTACGGAACATCACGGGCGCTCGGGCGCTGAAGCTCCTGAAGGGAGCGGCCCTGTGGCGCGCATCCTTAGACGCCAGGGGCGACATCAAAGAGGGTATCGCGTCCGCTAGGTGGCGCGCTTGGCTCAATCGCTTTGAGCCTGACCCAGCGAAGCAAACCCGTGTTTATGAGCACGTCTCCGAGATATGCCGGGCGGCTTACATAGCATCCCTCGACATCGGAAGCCGTGGCCTAGACTAGCCTCGCCACATTGCGCTAGACGCGCCCAAGGCCCGGAGCTGGAAACAGCGGCCGGGCTGAAGGCGTGCAAACAGGGAGTTTAAACACCATGCAATTTACGCTCACATTTGAATGGAATGGTAAGCTAGTCGCCACGGCGCAAGCTACCGCTGTCATGGCCTATGAGTTTGCCGATAGCTTCTTTAGGGATCAATTCGCAGGGCGGCCCCACGCGCAATGGTACGGCGAGCATTTTAGCCGCTTGCTGGACGACCTGTTAGCGTCCGTCACGGAAGGGCGGCGGTTCGAGCGCACGCTGGAATATGCCGATAGGACAGGATCGGCGAAGCTCTTGATCCGCAGCTAGCTCATTTAAACGCTTGACGCCTTTCGCGCCCCCGTGCTAGTCACGGGGGCGTTTCTTTATGGAGGACACACAATGGATGCGACGAAAGAGCCAGATGTCGGGCGAGGCCCTTGGGGCGTCGAGCAGGACGCCGAGAGCGGCTTCTATCATCTGACGCTGGGCGCGCTACGCGACCCGCAAGGGCGGAGCTACCCCATCGGGAAAACCGCCTATCGCACCGCGCGCAAGCTCAATGCCGAGCAAGCGCCAGAACCCTTCCTTGAGGAGGAGCCGGCCACGCCCGCCAAGCCCGCCAAGCCCGCCAAGGCTCCGAAGATCAAGGCGGAACCCAAGGCGGAGGAGCCGGAGGAGCCGAAGGCGGAGGAGCCGAAGGCGTCTCCCGTGCTCGGCGACCTCGGCGAGTTCAAGGGCACTCGCGAAGAGTGGCTTAACGCCTTCATGAATGAAGCGAGGCCCGTGTTTAAACAACATGGGTTTGAGCTTCCGGAGAAGGTGCGCGTCTCGGTTGGGTTCATGTTCCGCAATCCCAAGGCCATTGGCCAATGTTGGCATGAAAGCGCGAGCGCAGATGGGACGCGCGAGGTGTTCATTAACCCGATCATCGCCGATAGCGCGCACGTGGCGGACATCGTGACACATGAGCTTTGTCACACGCTGTTTGGACCCGAAGAGAAGCACGGGAAAAACTTCAAGGCCGCCGCCTATGGCATGGGCCTTGAGGGCAAGGCTACTGCAACGGTCGCGGGCGATGCGTGGCGCGAGTGGGCGTTCCCCATCCTCGCCAAGCTTGGGGCCTTCCCCCATGCCGCAATCGACCCCGCGTCCAGCGGCGTGAAGAAACAGACGACGCGCCTTCTCAAGTGCGAGTGCGAGGATTGCGGCTTCATCTTCCGGGCTACGGCCAAACACGTAAACGCCAAGTCGCTGCGCTGCCCTGACTTTGAGTGCGAGGGCGTCGTACGCGTTGACGGAGGCGAGGCGGACGAAGAGTAGCCTTGACAACCTGGCCCGCCGGCATAGTGTCGGCGGGCAATCTTTTGGAGCCATAGCAATGCGCCTCTACCTCTTCACCCTTCCCGTCCGCACCAATGCCGGCCTGACCTATGAGCTGGCCCGCAAGCGTTGGGCTGGCGAAGCTCTCAAGCTCTGCGGCGGCGTGACTGAACCGCAGTCCTTCCACAAAGGCGTGTGGGAAAGCGACGACGGACAGACCTACCGCGAGGAGGTCGCTGAGTACAAGGTCGCGACCGACGCGGAGACCTTCGCCAAGCTGCTCGCCTTCGCCTTCGTGCAATTCCCGGATCAGGAGGCAATCTTTACCGCCGACCTGGGGGAGGCTGCAATCCATAGCCGGCCGGCCGCCCGTGAAGCGGCCTAAGCCCATCTGGCGCGGAGGCATAGCACCACGCGGCGGCCGGCCTGGCGGATGGGGCGGCAAGGTGCGCCACGTCGCGGGGCCGGAGGCGGAAAGCATCAAGGCGAGATACGAGAGCCCGCCTAAGAAACCCAAGCTTTAGAGTTTAAACATGGCCCTGGAGGGAAACTTCCAGGGTCTCTTGCTATGAGGAACCCGCCGGGCTGGCTCGCTATGGGATACGGGGGCCAGCAACAGTCGAGACCAAAGCTCCCGCATTTGACATCCCCCTAAACTTCAAATATGATAGGTCCCCGAAGACGGGTAGCCCGCTAGGGCGGTCCCCTAAGGGGTTTTACCTTAATCATATTCAGGATATACCCGATCCGGTATTATAGCGGGTATAATAGCAAACCCGTTATATAACGCTTGCGCTATCATAGCGACGCGGCTATATAGCGGATTAGCAAAACCCTAGACGGCTGGAGGACACCACGCCATGCAAATCGAGATCAAATCCCATTACACCGGGGTCGTGCTGTTCACGGCTACCGTCGCCGATGATAGTGAGTCGCCCACACGCGACGCCCTAATCCTGGCCGCAGCCTCCCGCGCGGACCTCAGCGGCGCGAACCTCAGCGACGCGAACCTCTCCCGCGCGAACCTCAGAGGCGCGGACCTCAGAGGCGCGGACCTCAGAGGCGCGGACCTCAGCGACGCGGACCTCAGCGACGCGGACCTCAGAGGCGCGGACCTCAGCGGCGCGGACTTCTACGGCGCGAACCTCAGAGGCGCGTACCTCTCCCGCGCGTACCTCAGCGGCGCGAACCTCTCCCGCGCGGACCTCAGCGGCGCGAACCTCAGAGGCGCGAACCTCAGCGACGCGAACCTCTACGGCGCGGACCTCAGCGGCGCGAACCTCTACGGCGCGAACCTCAGAGGCGCGTA